ATACGAACGAATTTCATTAATCGTCGGGGTATCTTATCGCCATAACTATCGAAATAATATATAGCCTTTTTTCGAAAATCAATAAACATGGCTATCCAATGTGAGCCTTCTTTATAATGTGGGTCTAAGTTAAAAATCAAACCTACTTTTGTGATCCCTTTACTTTTAAAATCAATTAATGAAAAGTTGCAAATTTCTTCCCATACACATTCGTTGTGTAATTTACGAGTATCATAATCAATAGGAGAGGGTCCTAAAAATCGAAAATGTTTATATTTTTTTTCATATTGTTTCATTAATTGTTCTATTTCTATGGAGGTTAGCCATGTATTGGGTTTTTTCGTCCATTCTTTAGGTTGTTTTGGAGAGAAATTTTGTAAATAAAAGTTAGAAGGTAGATCATTTTTAATACATTGATGTCGTAACCAACAAGATTCTTTATGACATGTTTTACGCATATTTTTTTTTAAATGATCCCAGATTTCTTTAGGATCATTACTATGAATCGGCACGTCTGGATGTCTCAGATTCCAAATATTTTTCAAATTATGTAAGGAGCGTTTACTATAACATGTGAAAGATAGTACTTCTTCCTTTAATTTTGGCGCACACTTATCCGGTTTGAATTTAATTTTTCTATGATGCTTTTTATGTGTTTTGTGTTTTTTGTGATGATGCTGGCGATGATGACGTTTTTTTGTTCTACCTGTCATATTAAATATTATTGATATTTTTCTTTTTCAAACCTTTTTCACGGAATTTTGGATCTTTCAAATTATATTTTTTCTCTTTTGGTAAAATCGGCGGTTTTATTACTCTATTTGTTTTAATTTTAATATGGTCGGTAATTTTTGGACGGTGTGGTTTTTTTTGCCGACACATTAAATCATTACTTTTTTTGATGCTAAATTTTGTATTAGAAGTTTTGGGTGATTTAATATCTTTATATTCATTCTGTATCATTTCCATTTTATCCATAAATTGAAAATGCTCAATGCATATATTGGCATAGTGCTCAAATGCTTTATTTACTTTTGTATTTATTTTCTCTCCACGAAGCATATTTTTAGTTAATTGGAATATGCGTTTTTTATAAAAGTCTAAATCTCTTTTGGAAATATGAGAAATCTTTTGTTTTTGCAAAATTTTATTCATTTTTTCAGGATTGGTTAAATATTGTAAGTCAATCAAATTTAAAGAAACATCCATATAAGTTTGATTGGTAAATTTATAATTTATTTATAACGATTCTAATTTGTTGGTAAATTTCTAGTTTGAACACGTGTATTATTGTAAAAAATATCTTTACCTATGTTACACATGTTAGGATTGAATGGTGCAAATTTTTCTTGCTTAAACAATAATTTATTTGTCATCTTAGTTGTTTTAATAGGAGGTGTTAAATAAGTTGTATTATATAAATCACTTCTAGAACCGGGAATAAATTTTGCTTGAGGACAATTTTGTAAGGGAAATATGATATTTTTCAATGCTGATTCAGTATCTACCTTTGCTTGAAAACCATTAAATGGTAAGCCTTGGCTACTTCCTGCGAACATATGTCTAGTATTATAAATAGGACGTCTTTCACAAGGAGTATAAGCAGGCAAACGACAATCTAAAATAGGAAATCTTTTAAATTTTGTATCTACTGGTCTGGGTGCATAACCCATCTGAAGAGGAACACCAGGGACATTTCTCTCATAGATTCGATTACTAAGTTGAGTTGTTCTATATTGGTTACAAAAGTAGGCTCCTTTAACAACGTTTTCCATTATATTAATAGGATAGAATAATTATTTCAAAATACCTAAAGATAATTAGTAAAAATAATATACATGTGTGGAATATTCGCAGTACTCTCTAGCCATAGTAAAGATAACAACGATTTTGAAAGACAAAACTTTCATAAAGGGAAAAGTCGAGGACCGGAAAATTCGATATTTAAAAAAATAAGTGATAATGCGATATTCGGTTTTCATCGTTTGGCTATTAATGGGTACTCTAATCCAGCTTCAGAACAACCAATAGAATTAGAAAATTGTGTGTTAATCTGTAATGGTGAAATTTATAACTGGATTCACTTACATAAAAATCTTAAGATTCCTATGACAACAGGGTCCGACTGTGAAATTATTATTCATTTATATAAAAAATTTGGTATTGAATATACATTAAATATATTAGATGGTGTATTTGCTTTTTTGTTGCTAGATAAAACCAAAAATAAAATATTTGTAGCCCGCGATCCTTATGGTGTCCGTCCTTTATTTTGTTCTTATAATAAGGTAAATGAAGCTCATTTTTATTATGTATTTTCTTCTGAAATAAAGATGATGACTCATCTTGTTTCTTCGCATATTTATACTGTAAATCAATTTACTCCAGGTTCCTATACAGAAATCAATATGAATAGAGATGGTAAGAAAAAGACAAAACAGTATTATAATCCTGTATGTACTAGATTTGTTAGTTTGGGGAGAGGGGGAGAACAAGATTATTATAAATGGATTAGGGATGCATTAACAGTTGCAGTAAATAAACGTGTAGATAATACAGATCGAGAAGTCGCTTGTTTATTATCAGGTGGTTTAGATAGCAGTTTAATTACCGCATTAGTAGCTAAAGCTTTACCTGATCCTACAAAACTCAAGACGTGGAGTATTGGTATGGAAGGATCGGACGATTTAAAGTATGCTAAAATGGTAGCAAAACATCTAGGGACAGATCATTTTGATATCGTTTTAAATAAAAAGGAATTTCTAGATGCGATTCCTGCTGTTATATATGCAATAGAAAGTTATGATACAACAACTGTTAGAGCGAGTGTGGGCAATTGGTTAGTGGCGAAATATATTAAACTGTGGTCTAATGCAAAAGTAGTATTTAATGGTGATGGCAGTGATGAGATTACTGGTGGTTATATGTACTTTCATCTTGCAAAAAATGCGTTAGAGTTTGATCATGAGTGTAAGCGTTTATTAAAAGATATTTGTTATTTTGATGTATTACGTTCAGATAGATCGATTAGTTCGCATGGGTTAGAAGCACGAACTCCTTTTTTGGATAAAAATTTTGTACAGATGTATTTATCCATCTCCGCTGATTTTAGGTGCCTTTCAATGAAAGGTGCTCGTATAGAGAAATATTTATTAAGGAAGGCATTCGATGATGGTAATTTATTGCCCAATGATGTTTTGTGGAGAACGAAAGAGGCGTTTTCAGATGGAGTAAGTATGCAAAAAGAATCTTGGTTCGAGACTATTCAAAACTTCGCAAAAGAAAAATATAAAGACATGAATTTGGATGGCCCCACGGCTGAAAAATATTGGTATAGAGAATTATTTAATCAATATTATCCTAATTGTAAAAATGTTATTCCTTATATGTGGATGCCTAAATTTGTAAATGCAACCGATGCATCAGCTAGAACATTGGATATATATAAATCAAAAAATGCATCTGAAGCGAATGAAATTGTATCGGAAACTTAACAGGATTCTAGGTGTAAATTGGCAGCTTTAAACTTAGCCCAACTAATATTATTTACTGGTTTCTTATGTTTGGGTGCGCGTTTTTTATCAGCAGCATTTATTTTTTCTTCACGTTTTAATGCACTATCGATATATAATTGTTTTAAAATCTCACCCACTTTTACAGAAGCTTCATGTTGATCAACAACTCCTTCTTCGATTTCTCTTAATGTGTCTATAAATTTTCGTAGAATATTAAGATTTAATTCGTCTTTCATAATTCTATTAAAAATATTTGTATAATTTGTCCATAGGAAATTGCAATGGGAGATAACTAGCTTTTCAAATTTTTTTGGTTCAAAAGTCATCATGCGACTATATTTCTTTTTAAGATTTACAAATTTTTCTACATCATCGCGAATTCGACGACTATGTTTTAAGTCACGTATTTTAGAAGTATTATCATCTGCGTCGTAGGCTTTGATCATTTCTTGTAAATTTAATCGCTGTTTATCGTCCATTATAAGATATTAGAATACTTTCTTTTTATTTAATTTAATCTAATTATACTTTATATGCCAAAATCAAGGAAAAAAAGAGGAGGAGATACTTCAAAGGATATTCCAAAATCTGGGTGTGGCAAGGATGGTATGACATGTCCTCAAATCACAGCAGCAGCTGGTTCTTTAAACCAAATGGTCACACATGGTGTAAAACAGAGAAACGCAATTAATGCACACCAGACAGCAAAAATTGCAGCATTAGGACAAGGAGGAGGCAAACGTCGAAAAAAAAGAGGTGGAGGTAATGTTATTTGTCCTCAGCCGTCAGCTGGTTCTGGAGGAACTATTTCAGCAGGCTCTTCTAGTGCGGGTAAGAATATGTGTAGTGGTACAAAGCACACAATGCAACAACACGCAAGTTCTACTTATGATAAGCAAGCTAAAAGTTTAGATATTAATCCACCATGCAATCCATTCTCGGGAAGTTGTCCTTCAAGCGGCGGGGGAAAAAGAAAACGGCGCAGGAGAAGGCGCAGGAAAACTCGTAAAAGAAAATCCCGCAAAAGGAGATCCCGTAAAAGAAAAACAAGACGTCGTAGAAAATCAAGGAAACACCGTTCTTAATTTCATAAATAAAATAACTATATATTTTAATATGAAGTTTAGTGATATGTTTATGTATTTAGCGTAGTATCAGTAGGATTAAAGAACATTAAAAAGAATTGGCCAAAATATAGATGTAATCCTATGGCAATGCCATTAGCCGGTCAATTTGGATTTGATCCTATTGAGAATTTTACATATTGTATTACTCAGATGCAATCTAACGCTATGGGTTTCTTTTTACAACCAATTCATTACTTGATGGGATTAATGGGAAATTTGGGAAAGGATTTAATGGAAGCAGTCAATATGGTTCGTCATGTCATAGCATATATTCGAGGTATGGTTGGAAATATTACAGGTGATATTTTTGGTGTCTTTATGAATATCCTGATTCAAATTCAAACAATAATGATCAAACTCAAAGATTTAGCTATGAAACTAATTGGCGTGATGACTACATCTATGTATATTATTGGGACAAGTATGAAATTAGGTGAAAGTATTTGGGCCGGTCCAATTGGTGGAATTATTCGTACCTTATGTTTCAAAGATACAACTCCTGTACAGTTAAAAAAAAAAAAAAATGTACCTATTAAAAATATTCATTTAGGCGATACACTTTCTAATGGGGCTGTTGTATTGGGAACTTTAAGATTAAAAGGCGATAAAACAAATCCATATTACAAAATATGGAGTAGAGAATT